AATTCGTTCGCGAGCTGGTCGAAAACACGGGGCGCATCACGCTTCGCGAAGCGGCGGAAAAAGCGGGCTATAGCGCGCGAGGCGCGTCCGTCCGGGCTTCTGAACTGACCAACCCGGCGATGTACCCCCACGTCGTCAAGCGTATCCTCGAAGTGCGAGAGGAAATGAAAGTTAAATACGGCATTGACGAAGACCAGCATCTTGCCGATCTCTGGCGGTTGCGTGAGGAAAGTCTGGCCGGGGGTGCGTTTTCGGCTGCCGTGGCCGCCGAGAAAATTCGCGGATCGACGGCGGGCTTGCACGTTTCGAAATCGGAAATCAGACACGGCAGTATTGACCAGATGTCCCGTTCCGACGTTGAGCGGGAATTGATCAAAATCCGCGAAAGTTTTGCTCCACGCACAATCCATTCGAACGATGAAAGTAGCGACGGCGAAAAACCGGGAGTCGAACTTCTGGAAGCAGGTTCGAGCGAATCTTCCTGAGAGTTGGATCGTCACTCGGATCGAGACGTGGGCGGTGCCCGGTGTGCCGGACACCCTTCTCTGTGATTCGGACGGCCAGTTTCATCTTATTGAATTAAAAGTTTGCACGGCGAACGCCGTTCGTTTATCCCCGCATCAAGTTTCCTTCCTGACCCGCCATGCTCACGCTTCGGCGTGGGTTCTAATTAAAAAGCAGCCGTTTAAAGATCGAGCGCATTCCGTTCTGTTGTATCGCGGAGCGGACGCAATTGCGTTGGCGACCGACGGGCTGGCGGGGGCGGAACCGGCGGGCCATTGGCGCAACCCGGTGCCGTGGGCGGACGTTTTTAGTCTGGTAAAGTCCCATACTATTAGGTATGCTGAAGGGGTGTAAAACTAAACCTTCAGGGGAAACCGAATGAAATTGTCTGAGTCACAAGAATCCAAAGTCCGCAAAGCGCTTTTACAGCACGGAAAGCATAAGAAGAGCTATTTCTGGACGCCGTTTGGTAATGCGGCTAATCGCCGAGACACGGAGAGTAGGAACACGTGGCGCGTCGCATTCACTAACGCCGGAATCGACTATGCGTATGAATCGGATGTTAAATTGTCCGCTAAAAATTACTATTACAAAGGCCGTTTTTTTGTCGATGGCGAAAAGCGAACCGTTCGGGCGTTTGAAAACTTGCTAGGGGACACCAAATGAAACTTACCGTCGATCAATTAAACGCTGTAAAAGCGTACGCCGAACAACACGGCGAGGACTGGAAAACTAGCTTACAATCGGATTGGATGCGCTCGGGCTCCGCCACTTATCGAGGCGAGTGGGCGTACTTGCAACAATTACGAAATCGTTTGGGACCAAAATGGTTGTATGACTTTCAACTCACCGAACTACTGGAGCGCGCATCGCAACCGCGTAAGACATGGACAACCGCCGAATTGCAGGAAGACTATGACGTCGAGGGGTTCGGCGCTGGGATCTGCGTCGTCCGGCGGCGGTCGGATAATCAACGGGGCAGTTTGGATTTTGACCATTCGCCCCGGCGTTACTACAATTTTGTGCCCGCCTGAGAAATGGTTATTTTTAAGCTAATCGAATGGGTCGTTAAACTCTGCGAAAGTGAAACCGACTGGGACCGGATCCAGCGCGAAAAGCGCGAGCGGGAAAAGGAGCAAAAACATGAGTGAAGACATGAGCGAAGACACTAAAGAGTGTGACTGCTGCGGCGAGGGCTACGACGGGGAGGAAACGATCGCGCGCTGGCTAACGCAAACCGAGATTATTAATGCTAAGGGGGAGGCGGAAGGCGTGACGCATTGCCGACATTGTGATCCAAACGGGCGCAAGCTGTATGACGATTAACTGATCCGAAAACCATGGGACCAATTTAAGGGCTGCTAACGCGGCCCTTTTTTTTGCCATAAGTATCCTATACAATCTGATATTCCACGATTGGAAATTTTAACTTAAAGGGGAATCAGAATGGAAAACCAACACGGTGACCTTCAGTCACTACTAGTAAATTTAAAGGATCAGGAAGCTCGCAAGGCGGATTTTGTCGCGGACACCTCCGGCCTGAATTTTCGCACGATCGATGGCGAAACGTTTGTTCATTCGGAGCAGCCGGGCATGGCTACGGTGTCGAGCGTGTGTAACGACGTTGCGTTCGGCCAAGTCCTCGCAAAAGCCGACATTGATAGCAGGACCGGGCGCAGGTTGCAGGAAAGCTACTCGGATGTGCTTGATCTCGCGTTAAATCGCATTTTCACCACTGAGCCGAAGCAGGTCATGTTGCGAACCGCCGAGCATTCGAGCGGCCCACATGTGCTTCGCGCCTTCCTATCGGATAAATTCAAGCGTTTCGATAACTTCGATATGCTCAATGCGGTCGTTCCCGTGTTGGCCGAGTCGGACGCCCGCTGGGAAATTGTCAATGCGTCGGTTACTGAAAAGCGAATGACTTTGCGGTTGAAGTCTGCCGCGATCACTGGCTCCGGCGCGTCGGTCGGAGACCTAATGGCTTTGGGATTAAGCATTTGCAATTCAGAAACGGGGCACGGCAGTGCCGCACTCGCAATGTTAGCGTGGACGCTGATCTGTCTTAACGGTATGCAAACCGCTAAAAAGCAGCGGAGCGCGCATTTGACCTCGTCGCAATCCGAAAGTGACGTGTGGTCGGTTCTCACTCAGACCGCTAAGGACGCCGATAACGCGGCGTTGTCGCTAAAACTGCGCGATGTTGCGGCTAATTATTCTAGTCGCGAATCCTTCGATGACGTGCTGGAGACGTTCCGCTCGGCGGCGGGCGATACGTTGAGCGCTGGAACGACCGCTCAGGCGGCGGTTGATCAGGTCGGACGCGTGCTCCAATTGACTAAAAAAGAAACGGCGTCCGTGTTGGATGGCTTGTTCTCGACAATGTCGCAACCGGGTTACGCGGGCGAGCCCGTGAGCCGTGCGACGTTAGTCAATGCCGTGACGGCCGTTGGCAATGATGCCGCGTTACGCGCTAATAAAATCGATGCTGACGACGTCGGCGAATGGGAACGGCGCGGCGGGCGGTTGCTAAATCTCCCGGCTTCGCAATGGTCCTCAATCGCGAGCGCGCAAGCAGCCTAAATAACCGTCAATTAGAGACCTTTGAACCGGGCCAGTGTGCCCGGTTTTTTTTCGCCCGCGTGCAGCTCGTGCAGCTCGAGTATCCTATAAAGTTGCATACCAGGGGGCCGTCGTGTATAGGTGTTCGCGTGTTTATTAATAAAGGGGTCAACAATGCTAAAAACAGTAGTTAACAGTAGATCAAGTAAAACCGCCGGGTGTGATATTACTTATCGCGCCGGGGTGCTCGATCTTTTTGATACTTGTCCTGATACCTGTTCACTGAAACCCGCCAACAGTACGGGCACCGGTGAAATTGATCACGATTATCTGCGCGCGATGCGCGCGGCGGTACCGCGCGGCGGCCAGTCGTTTGGATATTCGCATTTTGATCTGTTGCGCTATCGCTGGCGAACGGGCGAAACCGTAATCAACCATTCCACCGACGGTTTGATCGATCTCGATCATGCGCTCCGCGCGGATATGCTCAACCGGTTGCACGGGGTGCCGCGCCCGGTGGTCGTCACGGTGCCTGAAAATTATTTTACGGACGGTAAACAATACCGGGATCGCGACGGGGTCAAGGTCGTGAACTGCCCGGCCAATTACATGCGCGTCGATGGGCGACGTGTCACGTGCGGCGGCGGCGTATTACCCAGCGGCGAGCGCACGGTGGCTTGTGGTGGCGGTCGGCCACTGTGTGCGCGCGGTGATCGCGATTACGTGATTGCGTTCCCAGTCCACGGGGCGAGTAAACGCGCGGCGGCGGACCCGGATAAAGAGGGCGGCTGCTACGCGGCGGGGGGTAATGTGCGGCTGCATGGGGAAGCAACGCGAGCGCAACCCGTCGCGGTTGAAACGGACGGCGAACGGTTGGTTGAGTTCGCGCGCACAGCTCAGCGTGGTTCCATTCTACGTCACCACATTGTGGGCGACATTGGATTAGACCCGGCGGCGGCCCTCGTCTAACTGGCGCCATTTTGTTTTACTGAACCGGGCCGGGTGCCCGGTTTTTTTTGCCCGGTGGTGCAGCTCGCCCGCGTTCGAGCGGTTTCCGGTGCCCGGTGGTGCAGCTCGCCCGGTGGTGCAGCTCGCCCGGTGCGTTCGTTCTCCCAGCTCGCCCGGTGGTCAATTAACTGACACGTTCTCCCAGCTCGCCCGGTGGTCAATTAACTGACACGTTCTCCCAGCTCGCCCGGTGGTCAATATCTAATCACCGGTCCTGTGCATAACTGCCTGCGAAAGCGAAAATCGCTAAAGCCCCTGATTCGCCCAAATTGCCCGTCCGCGCTCGTGCCGCTCGCCCGCCAATTGTGCATAACTTGGGATCTGTCGCGTTAGATGGACGTTAAAATTTTCACTTCCACGGGCTCGCCCGGTGCCCGGTTCGCCCGGTGCCCGGTTCGCCCGGTGGTGCAGCTCGCCCGGTTCGCTCGTGCAGCTCGCCCGGTGCAGCTCGCCCGGTGCCCGTAATACTGGGCTCGCCCCGTGGGCCGTGGGGCCGGCGAAAAGCTACCGGGTTCGTAATACGTGGTACGTGGTCCGCTCGCCCCGGTGGTGGTGGTCCGTGGTCCGTGGTCCGTGGTCCGCTCGCCCCGGTGGTGGTGGTCCGAGCACCGAGCACCGAGCACCGGTGTCCGCGATCCGGTGACGATTGTCCGCGCCGCGCGGTGTCCGTTCCGATTTCAGGGTCCCTTCTAAAGCGAGTCAGGTTTCGCGTGTAACTGATTGATTTTCAAGGCTTTTCCCTCGCGGCCACCGCCCCGTCGCCCCGCGTGCACAAGGTGCAAGTTTCTGACAAATGTTACGTAAAAATATGTAATAGAATTACTGCCCCATATAAACCCATAACGCGGTATAGACCTTGGCCCGTGGCCCGTGACGCCTTTACCCTGAGTCTTCGCAGGCGGTTATCTGTGTTTTCGGTGGTCATTTGGAGGGGATTCAAGTACGCTGTGTATTTTTCCCTGACCCGTCTTTTTAAGGGGTAGCCCCAGCATGGCTAATAAGAAAAAAGCTACATGGAAATCTAAAAAATTATCCCTTATGCCACTAGGGAAGGGGGCAAAGCTAGGGGAAAAGTGGGGTGATCATTTAAAAAAGCTAAAGGCAGCAGGTGTGCCACGTAGCGGGAAGACCGCGTGAAAGCCAAAGACCCTAAATTAAAAAGAGCGGGCGTTACGGGCTACAATAAGCCTAAAAGAACGCCGAATCACCCCACAAAATCGCACGTGGTGGTTGCTAAAAAGGGTGACAAAACAAAAACGATACGTTTTGGTCAGCAGGGTGTGCGCGGTGCCGGTAAAAATCCTAAGTCCGCAAAAGAGAAGGCGCGGAAAAAATCGTATTATGCGAGGCACGGACCAAGCAGTGATAAGTTCAGTGCTAAATACTGGTCACATAAAACGAAGTGGTAAACCGTTGTGATTGGACACTATGAGAGACTATGAAGAGGTCTTTAGCGGGGGTGTAGTTATGATTTCATGGAAAGATGAGTTGCCCGATGGTTTGATCCGCGATGGGTCCTCGGACACGATGGGTTTCACTTTGGACAGTAGTGGCGAGTGGGAGGAGTCAAAGAGTTACGCGACGGTTGGCACGACCGTCAAAGTGAGCGGTACCATTATTTCTCCTGACGGCACATGGAATATCCAAGTATCCAGCTCGCAGGGTTGGAAAAAGGAGTATGATTGTGTACCCACGGGCCAGAGCGAGTCTTTTTCCATCAAAACGAATTTTGGCAGTACCAAGGTGACTATTAAGATATGGTCTGTGAATGGTTCTGCAGATGAAGGTTTGCAGGGTCAGTTTAAGATCACTTACTGATCGGAGCGCCTAATGCGCTTATTTCTTGCTATTTATTTATGCACCGTTTCCGCTTTAGCTTTCGGGCAAAGCGTAGGTACTAACACCATCACTTCTACGGTGACGGGTACGACGACAATTGATCGTACGCCCCCAACCGCCTCCGCGCCAAATATTGTTCTGAATAACCAAGACGTTTGTTCTTTTCCTGCAAGCGCAGCGGTTCAGACGCAAATATTAGGTTTCGCCGCTGGCACCACGATTCGAGATAAGAATTGTGAGCGTATGAAGCTCGCTCGTTCTCTTTGGGTAATGGGCATGAAAGTAGCGGGTGTGTCCCTTCTTTGCCAAGACAAGCGCGTGTTCGAGGCCATGGAAATGGCGGGAACGCCTTGTCCTTACGACGGCAAAATCGGTGCCGACTCTTTGACGCTGTGGCAAGAGAATGAAGATAGGCGACCCGATAAAAAAGCCTATCGAAAAAGGGAGGCGGCTAAATCGACGGGCGACAAGGAGGAGAAACCGAGTGGCTGGGTCAGAGGCCCCGGTGGTAGCGTCGTGTACTGCCAAGAAACCGGTGGGCGTCAGCGATGCGATTAGCGGTCGCCTTATTTTTCTTAGTCGCTTCTGTGTCGGCTGAGGAAGTGATCGAAGAAGTCACGACTCAAGTTCTCACGCCAACTGTTTCTGGTAATTTGCTACCGGGGCTTGCTGCGTTTACAACCAGCGGCGATGCGACATTAACGGGCAATGGATCGGGGTGCCAGCCCGGAGAAGCCTGTACCGGAGCGCAGGGTGGTATATACAGTACGACTGTCGATTTGACTGAAACCATGACAATTGAAGAAATTAACGCGGGTTTCGATTTAGAGTACGGAGTGACTGTCGATTCGCATTCGAGCAATTCGGTTTTGCCAACGTGTGACCAGACCAATGGCGATTGTCAGGATAATTTTAATTTAACGCTGACGCTGCACGATGGCGAAACTGTTGTTCAGGAATACGAGCATGAGTTCGTACTGGATTATGGAGGACTACGCGATTATCAATTTGAGCAGACAGTTGTCGAAAATTCGTGGAGTGAGTTAACGGCGTTGATTGAGCTGTACGGCCAAGATGCCGGGTATCCGAGCGGCTTGTATGGGCCTCAATTTACCGATCCGTGGCTTACGACGGGCTATAACGCGATTAGTTATATCACTGAACAAATAGTGACTATTGTGCAAGACGACATGGATGATGTTGTTGAGGAAATTCTTGATGACGACATGGAGCAGCCCGAGCTTGAAATAGTTTTGGAAGAACCAGAGCCGGACGAAACTTTTGTTGTTGATGCAGAAGAAATATTCAGTAATCCGGTGCTCAGCGAAATAGTGGGCACAGGGGACACAGTGACAGTGACTTTAACAGAAGCTGGGACGGGTAATATTGTTGATTCGTTCCAAGTCGATGTGCAGTCAGAAACAGTTACGTCTTTACCTGTTGTAGACACCTCCACAGAGGATACGAGCACTAGTTCGCTAGAATCAGTAGATACTTTACAGTCGATTGATACGGTAGAGTCTATGGATAGCATGGATAGCATGGGCTTTGAAGAAATGCCGGAATCCACGGTGGCCGAGGTTTTTGAAGAAATGCCGGAAATGGAGGCGGCAGTGGCCGAGGTTGACGCAATAGATTCAGAGCCAGTGGCGATGGAAGTTGCCGAAGCAGAGCCGGAACCAGTAGAAACGGAAATGACTGAACCTGAGTCAGAAGTAGCGGAAGTGGAGACCGCAGAAGCGGAAGAGGGGCCGGAAATAGCGGAGGCAGAAGGAAGCTCTGAGCCAGAGTCCGCAGGGACGGAACAAGAACGTACCGAGGAACCAACGCGTGTAGCTTCCGGCCCGGATAAAAAAACAGAGCCTGAGAAGAAAGTCAGTGCAAAAGAAAAGGCAAAAGCTAAGAAGCAACGCCTAGTGAAAAAAATAAGCACAAGAGTCATGGCGACGTTGAGCCAAAATTATGAATCCGCTATGCAAGGTGCGGCACTGAGCGTGATGCAGATGTCAGCGGCGACGTATGCGCCGACGCAATTAGAAGATTTACAATCGTGGTATGCGCCAGCCCAGCTCGACGGGGGGACGAATTATGATCATCCAGCGTCGATGTGGTTTTCAGCTCAAGCAAATCAAGACATGAATCGGTTGGTAGAAATGCAATGGCAGAAATAGAGTATAGCGGAATCAAGTTTTCCGGCAGCAAACTATTGCTGTTGGTGCCATTGCTGGGTGCGATTGGTGGTGCAATTTGGGGTGGTTTCGAGGCGTATGCTCGCTATACGGCCATGGAAGAAAAAATCGACTCATATACGGCTCCAGATTTATCTGGAATCGAGCAGACGTTGGCTGTTTTTGAGAAGGAAAATGATGCTGTTGAGCAGATCGTAGGGCAGTTCAAAGATCTTTTAGGGGATATGCGCTCCGATCTGAGCGATATGAAGCTCGAATTGAAGGATGACATCACGGAAGTCTTCAAAAACATTGATCGTCAGGAAGGTAGAAATCGCAACAATGTCGAAGATGTTCGCGATCTAATTAATGCGTTTGAACTGCGCGTTGATAACAAAGTGACGAAGCTTGATGAACAGATTGACACACTGGAGGAAAAACTGGATCAGCGCATAAAAGCGGCTTTAGAAAATCCACTGGCAAAATAATGGCAAAAAAACAACTTAATCCCTATGTTTACACAGCGACGCTCGTACGCATTATCGACGCGGATACCCTCGACTGTGACATTGACCTTGGCTTTGATGTTTGGATACGCAAGCAGCGCGTCCGCTTCCGGGGCATTGATACGCCAGAATCGCGTACTCGAAATTTAGAAGAAAAGGCACTTGGACTGGCCGCCAAAGCGCGGGTAGTTGAGTTGATCCCCGAAAAATTCCTGTTAGAGACTTACAAAGAAAAAGGGAAATTTGGTCGTATTTTAGGGGTTCCTATGACGGAAAAAAACCAAAGTGTCTGTGCGATTTTAATCAAAGAAGGCCATGCGCGAGAATATTTTGGTGGGAAAAAAGAGTCATGGACATAAAGATCCCCACTTGGGAGAACCAACTGGAAGACTATCTCGTGTTTGCCGACGGCTTTGAGGAGGCCATTTTAGGCCTAGCACGAAAGTCGGGTCATCCGGATGTGATGGCCTACGACTATGCAAAGTGCGTTCAAATTTTGATGGAACGTGACGACATGACTGAAGAAGAGGCTCTTGATCACATGGAATATAATGTTGTGGGTTCGTTTCCCGGAGAAGAGACGCCTATATTTATTGAACCTATCGATGTTACATCGATACATTATTCTGTTTCTGAATCTTTATAGATGTTCCACGTGGAACAATGAATATATTACCCGTCGAATCGGTTGAAATTTCGGACAAACGCCTAAAACTAGAGCTTAGGCTGGAGAAGTTAAGGCAGCATGATGTCTGCCAACAGGATTTTTTAACCTTTGTACGGGCCATGTGGCCGCAGTTCATTGTTGGAGAGCATCACCGCACCATCGCAGATAAGTTGGAGCGCATTGCCAAGGGCGAGTTAACGCGGCTTATTATTAATATGCCGCCCCGGCACACCAAGTCTGAATTTGCCAGTTTCTTGTTCCCCGCGTGGATGATCGGTCGCGATCCCACCATGAAAATTATTCAGGCCACGCATACCACGGAACTGGCTATCGGTTTTGGCCGCAAGGTCAAGAATCTGTTGGAGCGCGAGGAATACACGGATGTCTTTCCTGACACACAGCTATCTTCTGATTCGAAGGCTTCGGGCCGTTGGGACACCAATCAGGGCGGTATGTACTATGCCGTGGGCGTCGGGTCGAACCTCGCGGGCCGTGGCGGAGATTTAATCATTATCGACGACCCGCATTCTGAGCAGACGGCGATGTCCAACACCGGCTTTGAGGATGCGTGGGATTGGTATACCGGTGGACCACGTCAGCGCTTGCAGCCCGGTGGGTCCATTGTTCTGGTGCAGACGCGCTGGTCCGAAAAGGACATGACCGCACAGCTTCTTCGCGCACAGGCCAAGGACCACGGTGCAGATCAATGGGAGGTGGTAGAACTTCCAGCCATAATGCCTTCGGGTAACGCTTGTTGGCCGGAATACTGGCCGTTACGGGATCTAGAGCGGGTTCGCGCGTCGATTCCGGTATACAAGTGGAACGCGCAGTATCAACAGCAGCCCACCAGCGACGAAACTTCTATTTTGAAAAGGGAGTGGTGGAAAATATGGACCAAGGACCATGTGCCGCAATTGCAGTATGTCATACAGAGTTACGACACGGCATACAGCAAGCGTGAGACTGCGGACTTTTCCGCCATTACCACATGGGGAGTATTTTTTCCTGAAGAGGGAGGTCCGCCCAATTTAATTTTGCTGGACAGCAAAAAAGGCCGTTGGGATTTTCCAGACCTAAAAGAAATTGCGTTGGAGCAATTTAATTTTTGGGAACCGGAGACGGTTATTATTGAAGCGAAGGCAAGTGGCCTTCCTTTAACTCAGGAGTTAAGAAACATCGGCATTCCCGTGGTCAACTTCACACCCAGTAAAGGGAATGATAAGCTGGCTAGGGTCCATGCTATTTCGCCATTATTGGAAAGCGGCATGGTATGGGCACCCGAAGAAAGCTGGGCAGAAGAACTCATGGAAGAGTGTGCTGCTTTTCCTAATGGCGAATACGACGACTTGGTGGAC